GGTCGTGTAGGGGTGGTAGGGTTTCCAGTTTCTGCAACATTAGTTGAGCCTCTTGAAAGCATTTTAGTTAAACCATAACCTAAACCACCACCAAATACTGTACCAAAGCCTACAGATAAAGCAAAATCCCCATCACTGAAAGCATCTTGTAGTCCAGTAGTTATATTTATATCTTGTCTGTTTGCATTTTCTACCCCTGTCCAAACTCCGCCTTCAAATGCTCCGGCTACTCCCGCAGCTCTTGCAGATATACCATCTGTATTAGATGCTGCAACATTATTTAAAGTCTTTTTGACACTCTGTTTACCTGCTTGGCTCGTTAAAACCTTGGTTGCTGCACCCGTAGAAGCTCTGGTAGCAACACTGCCCACACCTGGAGCTACTAATAAAAAAGCCAAATTAATAGGATCAGCAACCATATCTACTCCTCTATCGAAAGTAGCCTTTAGCATTTCGCCAAAACTACCCGCTTTAGATTCTTCAAAATTATCTCTAAGATACCTATATGATTGTTTAATATCTTCAGGAGCATCTCTTAAAACTCTGGCCCTGTCTGTTACTGTGAGCAAACGTCCTTCTTCATCTCTAAGAGTTTCAAAAATATCACTAGATACTAAGCCGCCTGTTAATTTTTCTGCTATCCCTTCCTGTTCTGAAAGATAACTGAGAAATTTTTCAGCCTCTGCTTGATAACGTGGATCGCGTCTTAAATCGGAATGGTTTTTCTGAACAAATCTAGAAGGGCCGCTAAGTCCCATTGGCTTTCTTTCGGGGGCTATAATATTATTAGCGGTTAAGTTACTCCACGGACTTTGAGTGTTTCTTTTTATTCCCACTAATTCATACCTCTTGTAAACATAGCGACTTCTTCTTCTCTGCGTTTTATTAAACCAGCAAGGGGTATTAGATTACCAGTTTCAGTTCCGTCATCTACCTTATGATATAAAAGCATAGCTTCTGCTATTTCTTCATCAGTACGTGTACCATTAGCAGTAACTTGTTTTAACCAGTTAGGTTTTCCATTATACAGAAAAGCTGTAAGTCCATCTATTTGGTTATCTGTCCAGTTATTATAACGTGGAAATTCTTCTTGAAAATTTTCTATTTTATTTAGTACTTCTGTTTCAATATAACCCATAAGTTCTTCTTGCGCTTCCTCTTTGGTTATTGTTAAATCTGTAGGAGGCGGCTCATCTTTTCCTCCATCGTGAGGTGCTGCTGTTCCATAACCCCATGTCCAATGATCTACATCCCAATAAGGAGCACTGTAAAAATCTTCTTTACTTTTTATATAAGTACTAGCTAGAGTATCATTAGGAAATATATCTTCTTCTTCTAGAGTAATGTCTAATCCACTAGGGGTCATATCTTCTCCTACTCTTTCATTTTCGGAAACTATTGGGGTTTCAGCTTCAGTAACTGTTATATCTTCTTCTTCTAATTCAACATCCATTCCGCTAGGTTCTGCTACTTCTGGTTGTTCTAATATTTCTTCAGGTTCATTAGTATTCATAGTTTGTCTACTTCCCTCGTCTTCACCGCCTCCTAATTGCTTCGCAGCCAAGAATATTGCATCCTCATAAGAAACGCCCTCGGTTTCCATAATTTGCCCGACCAAACGCGTAAGCTCTTGTTGTTTAAGTACTGATTCCCGTGAGCCACTAATTATCCCAAGCTGTTTATTAATCCAAGGCATAACCCCTCTAAAGGTATAGCTGAGAGGTTCCGGTGTTCCATAAACGTCCGAAGCTGGATCATAATAAGGATTATAGTTGGGCGAACCCGTATCAACAGATGGTGGTTCTGGTTCTGGTCTTCCCCCCCCTTCCATTATAGACATATCATTCCAATGCGCTACAAGGTCTCCTACACTTATAGTATTATCTCCCGCAAGTTCATGGCCTGTAAGCGCAAGGGTATTTATTAGGTCGTATTTATCCCCATCACTAATAAAATAATCTCCTGTTTCGGGATTAACCGCATTTAAATTAACTCTTTGAGCCAGAAAACGATTAGACCTACCAATCAACTCTCTTGCCCTCTTCTTTTGTAATTTCTCAACTACGGTATCGTCTTCTTCATAGGCTATCTCGCCTATAACATTAGTAGCAAAAACACTATACTCAGCAGCTCCCATTTTTACATCTGTAACAGTATTTTCTTCTCTTTCTGCATCAGCTATTAATATTAATGTATTTTGAAAACCCTCAAAACCTAAGAAACGTGCGTCTGGATTAAAGTCTTTAAAGTCAGAATCCTCCATTCCAGTAACAATACTAACAATAAAAGCATCACTAACTAGTTTTCTAGCATCTTGTATTTCTAAGCCAGAAGATTGGCCTATCTCTTTAGCCCTAACAGCTAATCTTTGATATTGAGCTTTATAGGCATCGTCTATTACTTGATTTCTTCTTTCCTCATCTAGTGTTGCAGCCGCATCCTCATCCCCTGCTAAATAATAACCTATAATATTTGCTTCTAAAATATTGTTTGCATCTCCAAATAGACCAGATGTACCCGCTGTAAATAAAGTAGAAGAATCTCTAATAGCGTCCTTCATTTGATCTATTTCTGCATCGGTCAAGCCTTGTATTTTATCATCTACGTCTAGTTCTTCGATATCGGGTATAAACCGGGTAAGAACATTAACAAGCTGTCCCTGATCACCTCTTATTTCATAATCCTGCCATATTCCAGGGTCTCCCCACATTGCCCCTGTACCGCTTCTTCCTGCTCCTGTTGGCTTTACCTGATACCCCATATCAACGGCTTCTGTCCAAGTATCAATTGACGCATTAAACTCTTCTTCTGTTAAAGTTGGGTTCTCTTTTTTACGCTGATATAGATTCCAGGCCCTCAGATTATGCGGTTCAATTGTTTTATTACCATCATCATCAAGTACAAATTCTCCCGTTTCAGTATCTACCGCCCAAGGAGGTTCTTCCCAAACTCGTGCTTCACCGTTTACTACAGCAGTTACTTCAGTGTATGGAACGTCTACAGTAACATCGAAAAAATTAAATGTTCTGTTTTTTCTTGCGGAAACACGGTTTGTAATTCCTGCGGGGGTTATGCCCAGATCAGCAGGTGTATGATCACCGAATCTTTTTGCCATCCTTAAACTATATCCGGCATCTAAAGCAGCTTTAAAAGCTTTAACTTTTGTAGCAGACCTACCATAACGACTATTAGCGACTGCTTCTACAACACCTTTATCAACATCTTCTTGAGTTCTGCCACTCAAAGCTCTTGAAAGACTATTAAAAAGGAAGCCCCCTACATTCTCTGCTCTACCATCTTTTGTTCTCACCCAAGCATCATAGTCCTCCATTTTTGGCATTGATAAAGCAGACTTATAAGCTTCATTAAATGCAGGCATATATTTATCAGCCTCTTTTAAAGCTTCAGATTGAACATATAAGTTTAAAGAATCTTCGTCAAACTTAGATTCATCAAAATTTCCTAGTAAATTAGTGCGTATATCCTCTGCGTATTTTTCAGCCCAGTAACCCCTTAATCCTCCAGTATGTGCGGAACCCTCCTCATATTGAGTTATAAGTGCATCTCTGTCTTTCAAAGCAGATTGATACCTTATCCTTTCACCTACTAAATCTTCATTTTCATTTATAAAAGTATTAGCACGATTTTTTAAATAGTTATTAACTAAGCCAATACCTGTAGTAGCCGCACCTAATAGAGCCTGAGTTCTGACATCTTTTTTTAATCTCTTTTCAGTTCTTTTTCTAATCTCTCTTCCTCTAGACAAAAGAGATGAACCTAAATCTTCTATCTCATTATAAGCCATTTTATACTCCTTGCTCTGCTAAAAGACTATCATCAGCGGGTTCTATCCCTTCTGGCTTGTCTAATAAACTTTGTTCTACAATAGGTGCTTCTTCAACAAGCTCTTTAATTTCTGGGGGCAGGGGACTATTTCTACTAATTCTATCTTGTTTATCTTTTAATCGTCTTTCAAGTCCTTCAGTAGAAACTTTTCTTTCTGCTTCAACTTCCTCATCTATATCATCTCGATTAATAATAAAATCAATTCCCTGTCTTTCTGCTAAAGCTATTAACATATAAGCTAAAGGCTCCGCTAACAATAACATTAAATCAGGATTCCATTTACCTTCTGTAAATCCTTTAAATAACATTACTTGAGTTAATTCCATTATTGGTACACCATTATGAATAGCTGAAAGAATATCAGCATATCTTTCTTCATCTATTATAGTTACAAATAAATATTCTAAAGCTTCACGCTGTACTGTAAACTCAGGAGCCGATTCAAAAGGATAAGGACTATCAGGATCATTAGACATAGCCTCACCCGGAGTTGACCTTTTCATTTTAGAAGCATTATTTATATAATCTGGAGTTAATTCTCTTAACATAATTATTACCTTTAAGTAAGTCCACCATATCCATATATAGTATTTATATTTCTTGAGTATGAAGAAACAGGTGTCATAGCATTAATATCATAATATCTGGCGGGTGATCCAAATTGGCCCATATTTGCAAAAGTGTTAAAATTTCTTGGCGTATATTGAGGAGCCATAACCTCTGCATCATATACTCCTGTAGCAACATATTGAGAAGGAGTATAAGAACCCCAAGCATCTTGTTCTACTTCAGGCTCAATTATTTGTTGGACTGTACCTATATCTTGAACGGCTTGCGTTGCTGAGCTAAATGGTTTATCTAAATCATATCTGCCGCCCGATTCCGTTAAGCCCCCAATTTCTTCTTGCGCTCCTGCCCACAGACGATCCATTGGGTCTTTAAGAGAAGGATCAGTAACAACTTTAGGAGGAGCCATTATGCTGCTTTGTTGTCTATATGGAGCAGTATCAAAACCTAAGTTCATATTTTCCATTTCGGATTGCGGGATAAAGCCCTTGCTGATGTCTCGTAAGGCAGGTAAATCAGCTCCTGTATACTTTGCGGGTGGAGCACCTCTCGGTCTTGGCCCCATAATAGGTTCAGGCGTTGGCATTGGCACTCCAGAAGATTTCGCAACTTCTTGACCTATTGGGCTGTTAGCAAAATCTATTAATTGTTGATCAGAAAAATCTGAAAAATCTTTAGTGGTTCCACCAAAATCTACGCCAGTAAGCTCTTTAATTTGATCACCCGTCATAGGTCTTCCGATACTACCTGCATCAAAATTTAGACTCTCTCCGATTTTTAAGTTATCTAAATCAACACCAATATTCATTTCTTGGATTCTTTGTTTAGAAACCCCAGTACTATTCATAACATCTTTTATATCCATTCCTTCTCTTATATTCACAGAAGACTTATAGGGGTTTAATATATTTCCTGCATTTTTAACTATATCGTTTTGAACAGTTTCCCATGCTCCTCCCTTACCAAAAAAGTTTTTAGAAGCACTTTGGATATTAACGCCCGGAATTTTATTTAAAGCTGTTTTACCGAATTCCCCTACAAACTTAGTAACACCTTCAGTAACAGTATTGAAAGCATTCTTTCCTACAGTTACAAATTTGTGGGCGGCACTCACTACATGACCTGCTCCTTTAACTATTGCGCCTCCAAGACCTCCCAAGGTATTTGTAACCATACTAGAGGCTATACCGCCTAAGCCATTCATTAACATATTCCCAATTCCAGGTAATATGAAAGCCATAGCTATCTGACCGACAATACCAATTTTATTCATAAATTTGCCGATACTTGTAACAGCTTTCTTTATACCCTTACCTATCTTCTTAAAGGTTTTTTTAACACCACCCCAAGCTTTACTTAACCATCCCATTTTAAAATCTCCTATGCAAACATACCATCAATTAAATTTTTAACACCATCGGCAACGCCTGTGCTGTTTATAGCAGTATTAGTTTCATTATTCATAGCTGTAATATATAAATTTGTTTTTTGATTGGCTGTATCTAAAGCCTCTTTTCTTAAAAATGTTCCTTCGTCCCTTAAAGTATTCCAAACAAAATCTAACTCTTGAGATTTAATGCCATATGCGTTTTGTACATTTTGTGCATTAGCGGCATTGATAGCAGCAGTGTTGGCTGTATTAGCTTGTCTGCGCCAGTTAGTATTGGCTTGTTCTATTGCTTGTGCATTAGAAGCATTCCATATGTCTCTTTGATTTTCCACATTATTATTAAACTGTTCTACTTGTAATTCTATTTGTGCATTAAATTTTTGAGCCTCTATATCATTTTGTTCATCCATAGCTGCTAGTCGATTTTTTTCTGACGCATTAAATTGCTCCATTGCATTATTTTGTGAAGAATTAAATTGTGCCATTGCATCGCCTTGAGATTTAATAAACATATTAACTTGATTATCTGATGTAGCATTGAATTGTTTTGCTGCATTAGCGGCTGCTTGATCAGATAATATTCTTTGGTTTTCTAATTGAGCATCCACTACAGCAGCCTGTTGTACATTATTTAAATTTGTTACATTTAGTTGTAAAAAGTTTCTAGCATTTTCTACTGCTAGTTTAGTTCTTTGATCTACTGCTGCCATATCAAGAGAAGCCAATGCTGTAGCATCTTGCATTGCTGATTGCTGTTTAGCATTCATGTTAGTTATAGTAGTGCTTTGCATGAATTGGCTATTTGCAAGTTCTACTTGTTGAGCTGTGCTAAACTTAGTTAAATCTATTCTTGCTTGTGTTGTTGCATTTGTTATTGCTCTTTGTTGGTCTACATTTAATTGAGCAACATTCATTTCAGCAGCTATTCTTCCTTGAGCTAGATTAGTCTGCATCTTAGAATTTAAGTTTGCTAATTCTGTTTGCTGTGCATTTGATAATGATTCGGCATCAGCCTGATTTTGTGCAGTTAGATTAGCCAACCGCATTTGCTGATCATTAGAAAGATTAGCCATTTCCATTTGCTGCTTGAACCCTGCATTTCTAGCCATAAAATCAGCACCTACTTGCATTTCTGCAAGACGCTCTTGATTTATAGCAGTCATATTCTGCTGTTCAGTCTGGTTCTTTATTTCTAATTCAGCTAGTTCTATTTGTTGGGCATTACCTAATTCTAAAGAATTAATTTGTTGTGTATTCTGTGCTGCTAATTCTGCTGCTCGTTGCCTAGCCTGTAAGTTCTGTGTTCTTGTCTGCTGTTCAAACTGTGCAGTAGTTAAAGATGTTTGCTGTCTCTGTTGGGTTTCAAGAACACCTATATTTTGTGCAAACTGAGCTGTTTGTGCAGCAGCCGTTTGTTGATTAGATAAATTACTTAGCCTTCTGGTTGCATTTAAACGCGCTTCTTCTAAATTAGCTTGCTGCTCATTAGATAAATTTTGTGCTGCATTAGCTTGTAGTGCTTGTGCATTACTTTGCGCCATAGGCATAGCAGTTTGTATAATAGCATTGAATAAAGCATCTCTACCTACTGTAGATACTCCTAAACCTCTGGCTGCTAAATTTTGTTCTACTGCGGATACAGCGGGTTTAGCCCAAGCAGGAATATTTCCAGACTCCATACCGCCTAATAAATTTTCCATTTGGGCAGAAACAAGAGCCTCTTCAGGTAATGCAGCTATGGCCGCTTGGACTTCTATAGGTTCAGCATCTATTACAGCACCTAAAGTTTCAGCATCTTCTACTGCTGCTTCTGCTATTTCAGGCGGTAATTCTCCAACTACAGCAACAACATTTGCGGCAGCACCTTTAGCGGCCTCTCCTGTTACAGCAGCTCTCTGTCTTGCTTCATAGCCTATTTGTCCTATAACTGCCGCATCTCTAGGTGTAGCAGCCGTACCAGTAATGGCTGATCTAGAAGCCGCTTCAGCTTCAGGAGACTCAGATAATATTGCTTTTTCTCCTGTTACTTTAGGAACAAAAGAACCAGGATCAATTATATAATCAACTCCTGATGCTTTTCTTGCCTCTGCTTCTTTTTCTGAAATTTGAGCGGTTTGAACGGGCTGTGTCAAGTCTCTTATTTCTTCGGCTTCTGCTAATCTTGTTTCCTCTTGTTTATTTCTAGCTATATCATCTAGAACTTTTGTAAGAACTCTTGTATAATTTGCAGGAGTTACTGTACCGTTATTAACTGCTTTATTCCATACACCTACAGTTTTAGTTATAGCATCGGCAGTAACATCATCTATTTCGTCTATACCCGAAAAAGTAGATAATTGTTTTATGGCATCTTCAGCAGTAATAGTTCCTGTCATATCTATTTTTTGAGCTATTTGCTTTTGAAGCATAGCTTGTGTATCTACAGGACTATAATCTTTTAAATAACTTCCAGGTACAAAAGGTTTTTGGGTTGCTTTAGTAACAGATTTATTATAAGATAAACCAAGAGGAACCTTTCCTTCGTGATTATAATTATAATATTGATTCTGTGCTTGAGCTACTGTTAATCCTGTTGCTGCTGCAAAATCTTCTATACTAAAATTAATCTGGCCTGTTTTTTGAGCAAATCTTATAAATTCTGCTCTTGCTTGTTCTTGTGCTGCTGTATATTGAGCAGTGTCCGGTTTTAATCCTCTTGCTACTAACTGGGCATCTAAAGCATCAAGCTGCGATTGAATACTGGCTGTATTCATACCAAGAGGCTTAGCTTTATAATCTACATCTTCTATTGTGGCTGCTGTAGCGTCTTGTGATGCAGCAACCTTTTTTGCTTCTAAAGCATCTTTAGTCGCGTCATAAACTCCTTCAGCAAATGGGTCTTCGCCCGTAACAGCCTCACCTGCTTTTTGTTGTTTCATTCTAGCCCACTCTGCTTCAATCTGAGCCGGAGTAGCACCAAACTGTGCAGAAACTTGTTGTACTGTCATAGCACCGCTTTCTAAAGCATCATAGACTTGATCAATTTCAAATTGTGTATAGTCAGCATCAACGGGAATAGCAGCCACATCAGCGGCAGTTGTTGTAGTATCTATTGGCATTGGAACCGTAGGCATAGTATGAACATCAGGGCTTAGTTTATAAGCATCATCAGTAGTTGTAGTATCAGCATAAGGATCAGCTACAGTAACTTCTTCTCCCGCAGCTACTTGATTCTGTCGGGCCATTTCTGCATTGATCTGTGCTTCAGTAACTCCAAATTGTGCCGCAACTTCAGCAGCCGTTACCGTACCTGAATTTATAGCATCTACAACTGCTTGAGTTTCTGCTTGAGTATAACTTCCATCAGCAGGAATAGCGGCTACTGTATTAGTAGTGTCAGTAGTTCCTGCGGTAGTTCCTGTGGTAGTTCCTGTGGTAGTTCCTCCAGTGGCTCCTGTAGTACCAGTTAAAGGCTCCCCCTGTGCATCAAGACCTAACATCGCCATTAATTTTTCTGGCGTATACGGAAGGCCAGTTGCGGGATCATAAAGATCGCTTCCTCCACCGAACATAGCTGCTTGAGCAGCCTGACTTACATTACTGGGTGAAGACCAATGAATTGCGTCTGTTTCTGCGCCTCTTAGATTAGCCCAATCTACATCTTCTTGAATCTGTGCTGCTTTTTCAGCATCTTTTTGCGCTTGAGTTTTACCCGTAGTATATTCTTCAGAAAAAGCTCCGCTTTGTCCGGGTGTTTTGTCAGCATCATAATCAGCCGGAGAAGTTTGTGTCCAAACAGGTTTGGATTCAGTAACAGTAGTAGGAGCAATAGAACCAGTATAAGCAGAACCTTTATCAGTAACAGGTGCGCCGCCATCAGTTCTATTAAAAGGATTTAAGGCACTTCCAATATTACTCAAATAATCTCCAAAGGTTTCAGCTCCTTGTTCTAGAGCACCAGTTATGGGATTAACTATAGCACCATACACATCTCGACCATACTTTTCTACCACATCTGGCGTTAAAGCTCCAGCAACGCCTCTACCATAATTCACAAGATTTCCGGCAGCATCATAAACAGTTCCAACAGCATCACTAGCCGCCCCATAAAGATCACTACCCCATCCCGCCTGAGATGTCTTTGTATCTACAGCTTGTTGTTGCTGTTGTTGAGAAGCGGCAGCAGTTTTAGCATTATGAGCAGCTAAGTTTGTATTAACATAATCTTCTGTAACACCGTACTGAGAAGCTAGTTGAGCAGCCGTTACCTTACCTGCATTAAGATCAGCATAGGCTTGCTCCACGTCCCCCGCAGTATATGTAGGAGTAGTGGTAGCAGTATTAGTCTCTCCTGTCCATCTAGGGCCACTACCTATAAGATTACCGGAAGCATCATACATACCACCTGCTCCACCTTCTTTCATTGCTATTTCATCATGTGGGTTATAACCGCCTCCCTCATAACGAACTCTACCGCCTTTACGATAGTCTGCTCTATTTCTGTATGCTCTTTTTCTAGCCATAATTATTTCCCATGAATATCCTGAGTCTTCTCAAAGGTTCTAAAACCCCCAATTCCTAACATTCCTAATAATACAGGTAACATAACTGTTGTATCTGCCTGTGGTATTTCAATCCCAAAAGGAACTGCAAGTGGTGAAATCAAAAAATTTATTGCAAAGCCACTTACACAAACCCACCCAGTTGCGGGTCTCCAAGACGATTGAAACCAATTACCTTTTGCTTCTTGCTTATTAACCTCTATCTGAGCAGTCATCAATTCGTGATGATGTCTCTGAGCCATAGTAGCAATGTCGTGAGCCAGTTGTTCTTTTAAATCTTTGTCGGCTACAACCTTGTCTAATATCTTAGAAACAGGGTCTACTAAGAGATCAACAATCTTAAACATATTAAGCTACGATTACAAAAAGAAGTACAATAACTAAACCAACCAGAATAACTTTACTTCTTGTTGCAGTTACAGGTTCTTTTAATTTAGCTTTAGTTTCTACTACCAAAGCCTTCATCTTATCTAAAAACTCTACCATAAGTTCCTCCACCATCTTCTTATATCATCTTTATACTGGTAATAAACCATCTTAGTTAGTTCTATATTTCCAGTTATTAAAATCTTTAAACAAATAATTATTACAATAATGCAAAAAGCAATACCTAACCTTAAAAAGAAATCACTCACTACCCCATCCCATATAAATTCCGACAGCTAAAGCAGTTAATACTGCGGTAGTAATTATCCTAGCTACTGTTTGACCTACTGTGGTTTTAGTAGCCCTCCAAGCATCTAACAACCCTCTTAATTCTTTTACATCATTGTAAGCTTCTTCATCTGATAAACCTACTTCTCTAAGGGCTTGTACTGCTCCTTCATGTGCTGCCTGTCGAATAATTTCCTCTAATTCTTTTTCAGTCATAATGCCTTCTCCACTACCATTTAACTTTAGGGTTCTTCGGGCCACTCTATTTCGTAAGGAAACCCGTCTTGATTCGGTACATCTCTTAATGCCTGACGATAAGTTGCCCAACCTGTTGACATAGCAACATCTGACATTCCCATCCAATCTGTTTTAGCTAGTTGCTCATTTCTATCGTATCTTACAGATTCGGCTGCTGCGGCATCTAGTGTTGCTTGATATTCAGCTTCTTGTTCTTCTTTAGTTGCTTCATCAGTATCAGAGAACATATCTATTTCTTTCCAAGCTTGAAGCCAGTGTCCGTTTACATCTTGAATAGCACCATTACGAACAACAGTAGAATAATCTCTTGTAGTTTTAGGAGCAAGGCGTTCAAATACTGGATCAATATCTAATACTTCAAAAACATTATCATTCCATACTTTAGGAAGTGAAACCTTTGGATTTCTTTTTCGTGCTTCGCCTTGAGAAATTAGCTCACCACTTGATCTTTCACGGTATTCCATTTTTATCTCCTTTATGCTATTGCCAGAAAAGCGTATTCTACACCACTATCGCTATGATTTAAGTGTGACGCTCCTCTTTTAACTGTAAAACCTGTTGAACTTGTATGAATATTAATATCACTATCGGTATTTGTAGCATTACTAAGATTCCATTCTAAACTTTTATTTACATCACTTGTAGTCATTCCTTGTGCTGTATCTAAAATTAACCAGTTTGTAGTGGTTGTATTAGTGCATTTAACCATTACAAATCTAGGTGAAAATCCCGTAGTAACTGATATATTATTAGAACCATCAGAAGTATAGGAGCCAATTTTAGAAACTCCGTCTACATCACCAAAAAGATAAGCGATATAGTCTGCATTTGCATTAACATCTTCTGAAGTACCAACTGTAAAAACACTTGCTGTTGGAGTTGTATCGTTCCAATGTGTTGAAGATGTGGCTGCGGCATTTGCCCCTGAACCGCCTCCACCACTAGCTTGTAAATATTTAGTATTTCCTATAGGCTCAAAATAGGCTATCCAAACTCTTGAACCATTATGTCTTTTAATAAGCATCATTTTTGGTACTGCACCTAAACTATGCGATATATTTTGTGCAGAACCCGATACTCCCCTATATCCAACTATATCAAAAAATCCCGGTGCGCGTTTAAAAAAATGACCAATATGCTCCCTACTACCTGCTGCGTGAGAGTAATAATACATTGTTCCATTATATTCAACATCTACTCCTTCCATAAAATCAAAACCAGCATTTGATGCTGAATCACCTGCGGGTGAACCGTTGCTTAAATCACTTAGTAATCCTTCACCTTTTCCTCGTATTCTATCAAAAACATGAAATCCATAAGAAGTATCTGCTAGATCTTTATGCCAATACATATCAACAGGAAAATTTGTTCCGCTATTACTACCTCCATTAAGAATAGTTCTAGTAGCAGCTGTACCACTACCACTTGTTAAACCTGCATCTTGATAAGCATAAGGGCTAAAAACATCTGTTCCGGCTTCGGGCGGTTTATGCGGCCTTCTTATAGCTATATAAACATATTTTTCAGCCGCTTCAGCAACTTGACCACTAGCTCCAGAAGGAATAATAAAACCAGTTGCAGTTGGTATTACTTCTGTATGTGAGCTTCCTGTTACTTCGGCTGCATTACTTTCTGCTGCTAGATAATTATCGTCATATATTCCTTTTGCATGAAGACCTCGCATATTATCTATTATAGTCCATTTATCGGCCCTTTCAGTATTTTTAATCATTAACCACTGTGGTTCCCAACCTAAACTAACTGCCACATCTGCACCATCTGAACCTAGATAAGTGCCACATTGAATTATTGATTCATCTGAATCTTCTCCAAATGATTCAACATCATGAGCGAATAGATATGCCACATAAGTTTTACTGCTACCATTAACGCCATTATATTGACTGAGAGTAAACTCTGTTGAGGTTGGAGCAGTATCATTTAACATTTCATCGTGATCTACTAATGCGTTAGTTAGGTGAAGTTTAAGATGATCAGTTTCAGGATCAGCAGAAGCAGCTCTATGGTAAACATACCACGGTTCACCTGCCGTACTTGTAGATTTAATTATAATGACTCCGGGGGCACTCCCTAAATTATGGCTTATCGTGCGACCAGAAGTTGAGTTGCCTGCCCAAGTAACAATATCAAAAAAACCTTCTTTTTTAGCAAATGTCCAAGAAACATATTCTTCTCCATCTGTATTAACTTTATCATCTGCTCCTATAGTAAACCCATCAGAATCAAAAGATGTTAAAGTATCTGTATCAGTAGCTTCTGCGGTTGACACATCCGAACTTATAACTTTTGTTACGCCTCTTGCTGTATCTGTCAATATATGAGCGTCTGTGGCATCCCTATTTTTAATCCAAACCAAACCCCCTTTATCAGCAAGATCAATATCATTATCAATTCCTAGTGATGAGCCTGTTCCTTCATATACAAAAGTTGAAAATACCTCCTCTACATAAACAGGGTCATCTACACCACCGGCGGCTGCTAAAATTTTTGTTGCTCCTGACATATTAGTTTATCCTAGTGCTTGTCCTGCGGTAAAGCCATACCAAATAGTACCACCATCTATAGTTGTAAATACAAAATAATCTACAGCATTATTTGTAGATGTTAATGTTGGGGCGGTGGCTGCTGCCCAATCTACAGTTCCGGGCCACGTAATTGCTCTTGCAGATGAGTCTTGAATAATCTTTAATGCAAATGTCATTGCTTCTGCCGGAGGATTAGAAAATGTAAATGTAGTATTTTCAGTAAGGTCGTGTAAAAAATTTGTACCTGTTTGAAGATTTATAGTAGTTGCATTAGAAGAAGAAGTAACAGTTGTAGCTTCTTCATATATACCACCTGTAAATTTTACAACATTATTAGCATCTGCTGTAACAGCTTTAGAAGCTGCTGAAGTTCCTAACGTAGAAATATCTAAATAATTTAATTCGGTAGCAGTAGCAGTCACACCGTCTAAGATATTTAACTCAGCAGCAGTACTAGTTACATTAGTACCTCCAATATCTAGAGTAGTCATTGAGACTTCTCCGGCTACTGTTAAAACTCCATCAGCTAATGTCATTAAATCTGTATCACTAGTATGACCTATAGTTGTACCATTAACAATAACATTATCAACTGTTAGAGTTGTTAAGGTTCCTAAACTAGTAATATTAGATTGTGCTGCTGTTGTAACTGTGGCGGCTGTACCAGAAACATTACCTGTTACATCACCTGTTAATGGCCCTGCAAAAGCATCTGCTGTAACTGTACCATCAAAGAAAGCGTCTTTAAATTCTAGAGAAGATGTGCCTAAATCTATTTGATTATCAGTTACCGGATATAGTGCTGATGCAGTTAAAGTTAATCTTGCAGCGTTATCTACTTTAAAATCAATTTCATTTGCTGTTCCAAAATCAATAGCAGTTTGAGAGTCTTCCCCCATTATTAAATCAGTAGCATAAATAGAAGTAATACCTGTTTGTGCTGCATCTACTGTAAATGTCATATCAAATGGATCACCATCTGAGCCGGGAGTTGTGTCTGTCCAGTTTGTAGTTATGCCTGAACCAATAAACTTTACTTCTTCAGCATTTGAAATAGAGACTTCTGTACCATCATCATCTTCTAAAATAAAGCTAGACATGGTTCCACTACCAGTACTATCTACATAAGCTTTTACAGATTGCTGAGTAGGTACAAGAGTTGCACTATCTGAAGACATATCATCTTCATCAACCCAAGCAGTAACTCCTATTGTTCCATCAGATAGTGTTCCAAAAGTTACTGTACCAGATGCCGTAACTCCAGCACTTGATAGTAGTCCAG